GAAAAAATACAACTAAATGGCATGGGACAAGAAATTTATTAATGCTGCGGAACTTGCAGTAATTGTTCCAATTAAAGAAAACGTATTAAATGATGCTGATATTGATATTTGGGCAGAAGTAAGACCAAGAATTGTAGAAGCATTTGCAAAGAAAATTGACAATGCTATGTTCTTTGGTGTTGACAAACCAACTGATTGGAGAGCAGGTTTAGTTCCATCTGTAATTAGTGCAGGTGCAACAGTAACTGAAACAGCAAACGGATTATATAGCGATATTAACGATACAATGGTAAAAGTTGAAGAATCAGGATATGACGTAAATGGTATTTTAGGTGGTGTTGGCTTAAAAGGTAAATTTAGAATGATGTTAGATACAACAGGGCAACCACTTAATACTACTGAAATTGGACAAGTTCGTAGAGAATTTATGGACAATGGCGTATGGAATAAAAATACAGCAACATTAGTTGTTGGTGATTTTAACCAAGCTGTATACGCAATTAGACAAGATGTTACATACAAGATATTAGACCAAGCTGTAATTCAAGATACAGATGGGTCAATTCTTTATAATTTAGCACAAGATGATATGGTTGCACTTCGTGTAGTAATGAGATTAGGTTGGGAAATTCCAAATCCAGTAAACGCACTAAACGCAACTGAAACAAGATTCCCTTTCTCTGCATTAGTACCTGGAGCAAGTATATAATGAAAGGAGGCACTTCAAATGAATTTTAATTCACAATACTTAACCTATGCTCAATATAGACAATTAGGAGGCAAGTTAGATGAAGTGCCTTTTAATATATTAGAACTTCAAGCAAGAGGAAAAGTAGACGAAAGAACACTAGGTAGGCTTAAAAATCTATCTAGTCAAATTACAGAAGTAAAAGCTTGTATATTTAGATTAATTGAAGTTATGGATAATAACGAAAAGAAATCTAGTAAGAATATAGTAAGTGAAAGCACAGATGGATACAGCGTAAGTTATGGAAATTCCTCTACTTCAAAGGAAAACGCAAAGCAATATGAAGACATTATAAGAGATTATTTGGTAACTTGCCAATTAGAAGATGGAACACCTTATTTGTATTGTGGGGTGGGCTAAATGATAACAAACACAGACATAACAGTATTTCACAAAGGAATAGATGAATCAACAAGACTTGAAACGTGGACTAGATTTTACTATCCTAAAGCATGGGTTTTTAATATAAAAGGGAGTGTAGTTCGTGATGGTTATCAATTCAATAATAGAATTGGAATACGAATACCTTATGAAACGAATAAAAATCTTTTTATAAACAATTTCGCAATTGGTGATATAGTTTGCAAGGGAAACATACAACAAGTGATTGAGAGCCAATCTGACGTGCCTGGAGCATATAATATAACGCAAATCACAGATAATACATTTGGAGAAAATCCACACATACACTTGGAGGGAAGTTAATATGCTAAAACCTATAAGTGAAATTAAAATGAATTTAGGAATAGAACCAAATGGGAGAGTGCAAAAGTTTTTTACTGCTACTTGTGCAAAACACATGGATAGATATGTGCCTGCTGACAATTACAATTTAAGAGAGACAGTTATATTAAATGGAGAACCTACGAGCAACGTAAAAACAGATACTATAACATATACTCAACCTTATGCTCACGCTCAATATGTTGGATATACAACAGGACCAGTAAGAAATTACACAACACCACGGAACAGGTCCATATTGGGATAAAAAAATGAAATCGGCAGAAATGCAAGATGTTGTCAAAGAAGTACAAGATTATGTGGAGGGAAAAGGAAATGGCTAATATTAACACAAATGTAATTGATACAACTGAATTAAGAATAACAAAATTGAGAGCATATTTAATCTCAATTATAGATATGTTATTAACTGACTCAAAGTATTCAATAAATGCTAATATGCTACCTGCTGACACTAACAATTACTCACTTGACAAAATTCCTGTGGATAAGTCTGTGGAAAAGTGGATAACTGGTGATGAGATACACAGAGATGTATTTTCATTTAGGAGTAGAAACAACTATTCACAAGATACACTTAATAATTTAAAGAATATAGGTTTTTTTGAAGTTTTTGAAAAGAAGATAAGTTCTAATAATAAACAAGGCATATTGCCAGATATAGATGGAATACAAGAGATAAAATGTTTAAATTGTGGAAGTATGAGTAATGCTTCTACTAACACAGCAGAATTTGATATTCAAATAGAAATAGATTATTTAGATATAGACAATAAACCAAGTAGTTTATAGAAAGGGGGAAGCAATGAAATCTGTAAAAGCAATTAAGGATTTTTCTATCAATGGCGTATATTATGATGTTGGCGATGATGTTAAAATAACAAGAAAAGAAGAATTAATAAGATTAAATGAATTGGGTTTTATTGAGCCTCAATCTGCAAAGGATATACAAAATTTTGATAAAGGAGTGATATAAAATGGGATTAGCAGTAATACCAAGTGATATTGAAAAAATTAAAAGTAGTCAATATTTAAGATTTTTAGATACTACTCCAAGTTCGTCAGCAACATGGAAAATTGTTGGTATTGGTGTAACAGAAGCTAGTACAGCATACAATCCACAAGTCGATACAGAGCAATGGATAATCGAAGACACAGCAAGGTCAAATCATTCAAGCAACCAAAAACAATTAAGTGTAACACAAAAATGCTATAAGAATGATGACGTATTTGAATTTATTAACGATGGTAGAGACAAATTAAATTATGTGGCACACGTTCTTGAAATAGATACATGGGATGAAGTATCATCAGGCAATTATTCAGCTAAAAAGAGCGATTGCTTAATAACAGTAAATAGTTATAGTGGAGACGAAATTGAATATACATTATATTTCAATGGAGACCCAGTAACAGGAACAGCTTCAATTGCTAGTGGCGTACCATCATTTACACCATCAGTATCAATCTAAAGCTTAATTTAGGGGATTGGGGATAAAACTCAATCCCTATTATTAAATATGGGAGGTTGTTATGGAATATATACAATTGAAACCGAGTAGTATAAAAAAATTTGGAATAAAAACAGTAGACGGAGTTGAAACTGGCGAATATATCGAAATAGATATTGAAGATTTAGAATTTCCAAAAAGAGCTGAAAGTTGCAACAAGAAGCACGCTGAAAATTTGAGAGAACTAAACAATCAAAGAGTGATTATAAATAAAAAACAAGACCATAAAGACAAAGGCGAATTATATAGTGATAATGAAAAAGCTCTAATAAAAGCAATGCAAGAATTTTACAAAAAAGAAGAAGAAGCACTTGACGAATTTATTGGAGAGGGCGCAACTAGAAAGCTTTTAGCAGGAAGAAAACCATATCTTTCAATGTTTGAAGATATAAATGAATATATGGAACAAATTGCACCTGTTCTTAAGGAACATCAAGAAAATTTAATTGAAAAAATTAAGTCAAAATATGGTGAAGAAAAAGAGGACAACATATTAGAATGAGTAATCCAGAATATGCCAAAGTTGGAGAAAAATTATATAAAATAAATACTGACTTTAAAGTAGCTTTAAGGTGTGAGCAGGTGGCACAAGATGACGAAATAGACGATACAGAGAGAGCATTGGCAATTATATACCTTTTATATGGAAATGATGGAATAGACAATCCTAGTGATTATGAAGAACTATTAAAAAAAGCTACTGTTTATCTATCATGTGGAAAAGATACATCTAATAGTAGAGATGACCCTGATATGGATTTTGAACAAGATAAAGCATATATTAAGGCTAGTTTTTATACAGATTATAATATACCTGACATATATAGTACAAATATGCATTGGTACGAATTTGTAACACTTATGAATGGCTTAAAAGAAGATTGCGTATTAAATAGAGTACGAGAAATAAGGAATTACGATACAAGCAACATCAAAGACAATAAAACATTAATGCAAATAATGAAACAAAAAGAATCAGTTGCATTAAAGAAGAAAAAACCAAAGATGACAAAAGAACAAGAAGAAAGTTTTGAACATTTTATAGAATTAATGAACTGGAAATGAGGTGATTAAGCTGGACGGTTGGATTACCATTGGCACAAAATTAAGTACAGATAAATTTGATAAACAAATTAAAGAATTAGAAAATAGAATAGATAGTGAAGAAAAAAAACAAGAATTATTAAATAATAAAACAAAACAATATCAAACTGAAATCCAAAAAGCAGACGAAAAATTAAAAGACTTAAATAATGATTATGACAAAGCAATTGCAAAAGGTAACAGATTAGCAGATTTAAGAGATAAATCTCCTGTAGGCAGTGCTAGGTATAAAAGGCTTAATGCTGAATTTGAAGCAGAATTATCAAATGCAATTCGCCTTGATAAAGAAATAGAAAGAACAGAAAAAGCACAAAATAATTTGCAAAATAAAGTTGCTCAGACAAGGTTACAATACGAAAACTCAACAAAAGCAGTTGATAAGTTAAGAGGTAAAGTTGAATCAATTAATTTTAAAAAACACAAAAAAGATACAGAAGATTTAAATAAAAATGTAAATAAAGTAAAAGAAGGCATAGCAAATACGATAGGCAAAATAGGGAAAATGGCATTGGCGGTATTAGGCGTAAGGTCAGCTTATATGGCATTAAGAAGAGCCTCTAGTACACTAGCACAATACAATCAGCAATATGCAAGAGATTTAGAATATATACAATTTTCAATAGCACAAGGATTAGCACCTGTTTTATTAAAAGTAGTTGATATAGTCAGAACGTTAATGGCTTATATAAATTATTTATCACAAGCATTATTTGGTGTAAATTTATTTGCAAATGCCTCGTCAAAAGCTTTTCAAAGTATGTCAAATAGTGCAAGTGGAATGGCAAAAAGCACAAAAGAAGTAAAAAATAATTTAGCAAGTTTTGACGAATTAAATGTATTAGATACAAGTAAAGATACAGGTGGCGGAGATGCTGGTGGAATTGGAGCAGTCGCACCATCATTTGACTTAAGCAGTCTTGAAGATGTAGAAATACCAGAATGGTTAAAAAGCTTAGCAGATTTATTAAAACCAGTAGTTGATTTCTTTAAAGAAATATATGAAAGATATGGACCTGTTGCAACAGGAATAGCGGTTGTAGTCAGTGCATTAGCTGGATTTGCAATACTAAAAGGAATTATAAGCCTATTTACTGGACTAGGGAAAGCAGTTGCCGGAGTTAGCGTTGATTTTACAGGATTTTTTAATGCACTAGGAAGAGCAGTTGAAGCAATAGCAATATTAGGCGGACTTGCACTCGTAATAAATTCTATAACAGAGTTAATAAAAGCATTTAGTGAAAGTGGAATGACACTTGGAGAAGTTGCAGGATTACTCGGAATTGTTTTAGGTGAATTAGTAGTTGCATTTATTGTATTGCTTGGAGCAATGACGGCTTTAAAACCAGGTTGGACATCTGTGGCTGGTGGAGCTGTAATATTAGGTGGGCTTGCACTTACTATAAGCTCTGTAACTAGCTTGATAAAAGCATTTAGTCAAAGTGGTATGACGTTA